GTTGATTTCCGAATGCTCCCGGTACAGTGACGTCATTATCTTTGTCCCTATCATTAAGGCGAGAAAACTTTATAACGATGTGCCCCGGTTGGTCATCTTTGAACTCAAGCCCTATGGCCTTAAACCGTTTAGTTTCCATCATTGGCCACCTTCAATTATTGTCGGGCACCATGACAAGGTTCCCTGCGGATGTTCTGCCGCCGTCTCCACCTCAGCCTCATCAAAGCTATACGTCTGCCCGTTTCGCTCCATGCAATCCTCATCGTGATAACCGATCTGGTCGTCAAAGGCAAGCATGGCGTTGAACGTCCCCGAACCGCGCGCTATCTCCATGCTCGATACATTTTGCGCGTACTTCGTCTCGGTGCGGCTTATCACTTCGGCGCGATATTGTCTAGCCGCTCGATCCCCTGCGCCTGCCGCTTTATCTGCGCTCCAACCGCGCTCGATTGCCCGGTCATACGCTTCTTTGTAAACGCCAGGATACATCGACGCGCCTTCGACATTCGACCGAATAAGCCGCGCAACCTCACGAGGGCCGAGCCCTTCGGATCGAGCTTGTGCGAGCGCCTGATACACGGCGTCTTGTGTTTGTTTCGCAACGCCCACGAGATTGAAGTGCCGCCCACCTTTGGATAGTATCTCCCTTTGCATTGGATCTGTCAAATCAAGGTTGATTCCGAACATGGCATTGACGTTATTGAGCGTAGCCTTAGCCACCGCAAGGTATTGGCCTTGCCAGTTCAGCACGTCGGGCAATGCGCCATTAGCCTCGGCTATCGCAATGACAGATTGCGCCGACACCACAAAGTCCATGACCTCCTGTGCTGTCAAGTCCTCAATGGCCTTGCGCTCGCTATCCAGCTTGCCGCGCAATTGGTTAGACGACATATACAGTTCATACGCATCGACCACGCGCGAGGCAAGCGATTCGAAGCCGTCAACAAGGTCATTCGAGTAGGCTACGCGAAGACGATCGTATACGCGTAGTTGCGCTAGATTGAAAGCGCGCTCGGCTCGGCGTATACCTTTGGCCTGTACCTTACGCGCTTTCGTCGGGTCTGGTTCTGGCGGTACGTATTCCTCGACCATAGAACCCTCTGCAACTTCGGTAACACTGAACGGAACGCGCCGTATCTCGTCTGCCGGTCCAGCCTCGAACCCAATGGCCTGTTTCCCCTGCGCCCGCGAGATAAGTCCTCCATTCCATGCTTCGATCGTCCGCTTGTAGAGCGCATCCTGGTCGTCCTGCAATACGCGGACCTTTGAAAGGTCAAAGGCGATGCGCAGAGTGTCCGGCTTAGGTTCGAACTCAGGCAGTAATTGCGTCTCAAGCTCCGGTCCTATCATGCGCTGAATCGGGATGATGCCGTCCTCGTATGCCATCTCACGCAGCTCTTTCATGGTCGCGCCGACTTTCGTTTGTGCGAGCCCGCTACCGAATCCGACCACTGCGGCCGGAATCCCGGTTACTGCGGATACGCGCTCCTCTGGTATGGCGCGAAGGGAGGCGATGTCCATGCTTTTCGGGTCGAAGCCGAATTGAACAACCTTCGTCGGCCCTCGCATGACCAACGGCTTGCCGCGCTTGTCCCCGCTAAATTGTTCCTCGAAATACTTCTTTGTCGCGTCAATGTCTTTCCCGTCTATGCTCTGACCTGCCGCAAGGTCAGGCGATACTATCAACCCAGGGATGCCCATATTCATGAGAATCGACGCCGAGAAGTTGTCCGCCTCTTCATCGGTCAAGGCATCACGCGCGATAGACTTGAGCGGAGAGAACCCCTTGCGCGGATTGTATGGGTCGATACCATAGCGGAAATGTACCACGTCCGAAGGGTCGAGCTTGATAGGATTGAGTCCGCCCGGACTATACTCGTAGTAGTCGATGAAGTTAGGCGAACCGGTATTGACTTTCGGCTCCATGTGGAAATGCGGGACATACCACAATTCACGGACCGAAAGGTCGCGCTCGTTCTTTATCTTGATCCAATAGCCGTTCCCATCCCACACGAACGACATGAGCGTTCCGAACCATAGCGACGTACCGCTATAAAACTTGTTCGGATGCTGCATGAGGTCAAGCATTGGATGATCGTATATCGCGTTGTCTTTCTTGTCGGTTAGGTATACAGGAGCCTCGGGCCATCGTCGAACGATCCAAAGCACAACGGCCATGATAAGGCTTGACGTGGTAGGGTCTGCGAGCATTTTACTGTAGTCTCTCTGCGATCGGTTGAACAGAGCGCCGAAGAAATTGACGATGCCGCTATGGGTCATTTCCTTGAGCGCTTTCTTTTCGGATACGAATGGCGATCTTAGGATCATGCGACGCCCCACTTCATTGTATTATTGCGCGGATTGTAGAAAGTAAGCAAGAGCGCATCCGCCTTATCCGGCGAGCGTCCATAGCGCTTCTTGAAATCCGCCTTGCTTTCTATCTTGCGCCGGTCGTCGCGCGTGTATGCGTACTGGCGGGCCGATAGCTCTTGCATCAACTCTTGGTCGTCGGGGATGTCTGCTTGATTGACCGGGAAGGTGAACCATTGCTCATCTGCGGCTGTGGTGTATAGCTTCTCATCCATTGGCTTTCCGCCGTTGTGGCATGGAACCGTGCAAGCGCCTAGATCGTTCAGCTTGTCCGTTACCCCTCCGCCAACTCCATCATCGTCTATCTTGATCCTAACGGTCGGGTCACGTCCGGCTATGTCCCATGCAGCACGCGCCACAAGTTGCGTGTCGGCCCCGTTGAATACTTTCTCTTCGACGATCTTCAAGCCCTTGCGCTTGTATATGACGCTCCGGTCATCACCGAAGCGAGCAACGTCTATTCCCATCTCGATTATTTCGTCGCCATAAATCTGATAGTTGCGATCCATTGCCGACCTAATAGCCGCACGGGACATTATGGAGCGTTGGCCCTGGATACGTGGAGCTCCGTTCCAAACATGCTCGGCTAGTTCTGGATCGCGCTTAAAGTCCTCTTCCATTTCGGTCTGTAACTCTGCGGTCCAATACGGGTTATCGATAGGGCCCGGTTTCAAGTCAATAAGGATCATATCATCGCGTTTTGAGTTCCATGTCCGCGCGACTATAGGGTCAATCTCTTCGTCTGGATTCATGCCAAACCATATTTCAGACCCAGGCTTGCGGATGGTAGGGAAAAGCACATCGAGTGAATGCGTTGTAACGCTCTGCGCTTCCTCGATCCATGCAATGTCGAAATCCTCTAGCGACTTGACTTGATCTGCGCGAAGGTCGGACAACCCACGGAATATGATATGGCTACCAGTGCGCGGGCAGTCGATGTACTTGTCGGTTATTACCCATCCTCGATACTGTAAGCGCTCAATGGTTTGCCCTATCAGTTTCCAGACGGACTCCTCTAGGGTTAGCTGCACCTCACGCAAGCATACGACGTGCTTTCGGTTGTAGTTGCAAGCCTGGACGATAAGCGAGGCGATAGACCACGACTTAGCGCCAGCGCCTCGACCTCCGCGACACCCCTTGATACGGGCCGGTTGTCGGAAGGCTTCGAGCTTCGGCGTCACGCGCTCGCGGTCTTGCTGTTCTAGTAGTTCGATAAGTTCAAGCTGTTCTGTCTCTTCAAGTCGTTCAATAACGGCAGTCACGAAGTAGCCTTCGCAAGCAGCTCCGCTATCCGCTCGGCTCTTTCTGTAGGTGATAGTTGGTATATCTCAATAGGCCCGCCATCAAGCCCGCCAATTTTGCTTCCCTCTGTTGCTTCTCGTACTTCTTTAAGGAGGCTAACGGTAGCAGCATCCCCGCGCATGAGCACGAGTTTTATCATTTTGTTTACTAGGTCGGCACCCGACATCTTTGATTTTTCTGTAGCGGATATCTCTATTTCGAACTCTTCCTCAAGGAAATCGGCGTATATCTGTGATATGCGTTTTTTTTCGCGCTTAGCCTTCCCCGACTCAATTCCGCCTAGCTTTCCCCTTGCTTTTGCGGTCTCTGTATCTTTACATGGGCGCAGGTTCTCAATGCCTTTATGCGGCTTATCCGCGCCCGCGTGCTTGGGAGTGCTTGAGGTTTGCGCGCTGTCTTTGTCCATCTAGGGGAATAATAGCGCGCGTGTAGGCGGTTGTCAACTTACAGGCGTATCTCTCCCGCTTATTACTGCGTCGGCTATAACCCAACAATCTCGCTTGATGTCTTCGGGTTTTATGCCGCGCGTGGCGTTTGCCATCACTAGCCCGATTAGAGCTTGCCCCGCATAGTATTCTCGAAGTGTAATACCATCGGTCGGGACATATCCAAACTCATCGCGCAACTCGTCACCAACAGCAAACCGTTTGCTTGGGAATACACTTCCGCTCGTATCTTTCATACCTTCTTCCTTGCGTTCTACCTTCTCGCCTATCTCGCCGATTTCATCTTCCCGATACTCGCAATCGTTGCCGCAAACCCACCAGTATCCGTCTTTCCATTCCGCAACGGTCCATTCACCGAAAGTCTTTACCCAGTAATAACCGTTTTCTCTCATGGCTTTCTCCATTGGTCCGTAAGCCGTCTTTGGTTATAGTTGAGTATTTTGATGAGCTGCTTTTTGGTAAAGCACTCGCAGTCTATGCCCATGAAAAACCCAACTTCGGAAACGTCCATCTCTGCAATTACCTTATCCGCTGTGTACAAAACGCCAGGGTCGTATTCTGATCTGTCCATCCTAAAACCTCTATTTCCCGGTTATCTTCGCTATGATCTTTGTCTCGCTCGACTCGTAGCCATCTTCCTTACTCCCCATCTTGATCACATGGTCGCACTCGTGCGTGGCGATAATCGACAAGTGCTCGTTAAACTCGAACGATAACCCAGCCGTATAGTCTGCACGGTATGGCTTAAACGCACCACCATCGTACCATTCTTCTTTATCGAAATAGCTGAACGTTTCGATATCGCCATATACCGTAAAGCGCTTGCCTATCTGAGCGCTCAAGCCTATTTGGGCAACAGTTGCAATATACTCGCTGTCAAGTTCTATTTTTGGCGAGTACACGCTCTCATACTGGATTGGTACATACCCGAAGGCCAAGAACCACGTTACGATAAGCCAGCTCATACCTACCCCCTACCTAGCCCGCATTACGCGGGCCGTGTGCGTTATGCCATCTTATCGATGCGGTGCTGAATCTTGCGCCGTTGCTTGTTGCGTTCCTTCCTTGCCTCTGGCGTCTTTTCGATCGGAAGTATAATTCCATTCCGCCGCCTTCCGTCGCTCGTCCGCGCGGATGGTGGCGATGCGATGACAGGCATCGTCGACGATCTCGCCTATTTTCCTCTGGTCGTTCCCCGCCCCATACGTGGCGCCCATTCCGATAATTTCCCCGGCTATCTCCCTATCCGACGCTTCCGGCTGCGGGGCGGTGATGGAGCGCTTTACTTCAATCAGCGCGTCGTCGAGTTCTTTTGCGGCGCCTTCTTGGCCAGCCTTACGCAGTAGTTTAGCTGTCGTGTCGAACGATAGATCGATGGCGTGAATCATGTCACTCTGGTTCATACCTTCTCCTTGAGGGCGGCAACGATGAGATCAACCTGTTTGCGATAATAATCTTGTTGCTTTGTTGGTACCCATGCCACAATTGCATAGAGCAGGTATTCCACCGCCTTCTCGACCTCGGCGCTCATGGGGATGGAGGGGCGGCGGTTCCAGTCTCGGGCCGCTTCATCGTCGCTGGATCGCCTGGGGCCGCACGCCCCGCACTTTTTGCACTGCACCCACCCATCTTGCACGCCGTGGACCATGTAGGCTTCACCGCCGCAATGCGGGCAACCGTCAAGCTTGCACTCGTCCGCGTCTTGAGCGGCGGGGCGGGGATCTGGGTGGGCAAGCGCCCATCGCTCGGCGGCTACCGGGCCTTCGTCCTTTCGAATACTGTCGATCTGTTCTTGCCACGTCTCGCGCGTCTTTTCAGTCGTCGCGCTCAGCCCGTGCAGTATCCCCCGCGCCTCCCTGATGTTGTCCGGGGTAAACTCGTCGTCGAGGTAGGGAAGCGCCCGCGCAATGGCGTCGCGGAGGCCGTCGACCTCGCCAGTGTTCTGCTCTTTCATGCTGTCCTCCTTTGGCTCTCTCGATACCCGCACTCGGGGCACTCCTCGCCTACCACGCGGCCATCGTCGGTGGTCACGGGATCCAGGGCGTGGTCGCACTTGGGGCAGACGTGGGAGGTGGTGGGGAGGATGTGGAGGAGCCGAAGGGGCGCAGGGTGATAGCTAGGGTGGGGGTCATTTGATGGCCTTCAATCTTGCCTTGGTTTCTGCTTCTCGGTATGCCTTTCGGTATTGGTACGTGTAGCATCCAGAGGCGCAGTACACGACCGCTCGACTTGAATAGTTTTGTCGATGGTTATCGAGCGCCTGTTGAGCCTCTTCTCGGCTGAAGAACGGGCCGGTTATCATGCCCATCATGACCGTGTGCGGATCGGGGGTCATCATCTGCTTTGGGTCAACGATTACCCACCAGGGTTCCGCGGTGCATTCGTTCTTGTCGGAAACCTCAATTTCAATTTTCACCATTACCTCCTCTGTGCCCTCCTTGAGCAATTCATCCTCGACCATCTGCCGCTTTGTCGCGTCCCGTATGTACTCGGTCCGGTTCCCTGGTATTGCGGCGTACATTTCAGGGGATATGCGGAGTACGATCTTGATCATCCCTGAATGCTTGCGGCCGCGCTTGTGTTTTTCGGTCAACATTTGTCCTTTGCCGGGATAGCGCCCGGCGCGCCTGATTATGCTTTTCGATTAGAGAGGATTTCCTTCTGAGTCGCACTCGTAGAAGTCCGCATTTCCGAAGGCATCTTCATCCATCGCCTGAATGTCGCGGATCGCATCTTCACGCCGTACCGACACTCCGTCGTCGCCGTAGCTCACGAACTCCGACTTGCTCGCCTGGATCGCTTCTACCATTTCTTGCTTGTTCATCTTCTTGCTCCTTGCTCTCAATCTGATATAAGTATATACCGTTATGCCCTATCCGTCAATAGTGTATATATCTTTTTACCAACAAAAAGCAGGAATATACGCGCATTGACTAGCACTATTCACGCATGGCGGCTGTCTTTTGTTTCTCCGCCTCGCTCGTCTGTATGTCGCTCATATCTCGCTCCATGGCTTCCTGTTCCTTGTTCACTTCGTGCCTCCAGTTTCGTCTAGTATTATTGCCTCTATGGCAATACTTAGCATTTTGGCGTACCATTCAGCATCACGCTTGCTCAATTGGTCGCACACGCAAAAGCCTTGATTGTCTACCTGTAGATATGTGTTCCACCTTGTTCCCATTCTTACGACGCGCGTGTACTTTTTCACTATCTCGGCTCGCGTCACTTCGTGCCCCTTTCCGTATCTATCTTCTTCATCGCGGCCGCTTTTGCTACGGCCTCATGAGCTTCCGCTTTCATCGCGTCGATCTCTTCCCTTCTCCTCGCCTCGGTAAAGTCATCGTCCTCCTTCTTGTCAAACATCCATCCGCTGTACTTGTTCCCGCGTTTCCTATTCTCAAATGCGGTCAAGTACGTCTGCTTCAGTTCCGCATAGATGTCTATATCAACATTGTTGATTGCATCGTGACGCGTCGGATATCTTCCACGCTGACGTTCAGCGACTTCGCGAAAGTAGATCGTCTTTTCAACCGGGAGCCCGCATCGAGGGCATGAATCAAATATCCCACGATCATGCTTGTCTTCGTAGCTCACAATATGCGCGTACTTAAATCCAAGCCCACAAGCGTCGCACGTCCAATCGACGGCAGGTACGTAATAGTCCGATTCCTTGTGGAAAGGAACTCCGAGTTTCCGGCAGGCGTCAGCAATAGCCTTTACACCTACCTTGAAGTTTGGCGCGTTGTCCTCGCGGATAACTTCGCATACATGCGCCCTGTCTTCCTCTGGAATGTTCGCGCATGTCTTTGCTAGCTCGGCCATGAGCTTCGGGCCGTACCCGGTAGGCGTCGCAAAATACTCTGTCAGTTCATCGACCATCTCGCGCTCGTTCACGCTCAACCTCCTCGAATGCCTTGGCTATCAACGCCCTACGTTCCTCGTCTGTCTGTACGTGCGGTCCGGCCTGTTTCTTCCTACACCGCTCGAACGGCTTAGCCTCGTCGGTGTACCACTCCACGCCCTTGACCAAGAATGACAGCATAGAATACCCGCTATGGTTGTCGATCTCATACTCTGGATTGCTCTGCACCCCGCCGTAGTTCTGCATGGCCTTGCACGTGGCGAAGATATCGACGATCTGACTCTCCCCGGCTATCCAGTCTTCTCGCTGATAGTAATTCATTGTATCAGTGCCTCTTATGGTGCACGATGGTTTACAATTAGCATTCCAAGCTGTTTTTAGTTGCTGAAAGCGCTGTTCACTGTTTTTTTTATTCGGATTCAATGCTTCAGCTTTTGAAAAAACAGGCTCTTCTTTATATTTTTTTGGTTCTTTCTTTGTGTCTGTATTTAACTCTAACTCTAGTGTACGATGTCCCGTTTTTTGTGGGACAAGAGCGGACGATTGTCCGGACGATTGTCCGCTTGCTATCTTCTTTATACGCTTAATCTTAGCGCGGTAAATCTTTTTCCTTTCCCCCTCGCTCGATGACTGGCCTATCAATGATTGGATGTCGAGAATGTAGATGACCCCACTATCTAGTATCTCTACAAGGCCAAGACGTGAAAACATTTCTATGCCAGTTTTAACGGTGTCGATGTTCACTCTTAGCACCGATGAAAGCATGTTCACATCGTATGGTATGGCGTCCTTGAAAAGAAGAGCACCGCCAGACTTAACCGATAAAAGGCACATCTTTAGGTAAAGGTTTTGATATATAATTCCGTTTTGTTGGCTTTCAAGGATTTTCATTTCCTCGCCATCAAAGAACGTTTCCTTAATCTTTAGGTAGTAATACCGCTTGTTGTCGCTCACACAACAGCCCTTTCTAGTTCATCGAGAGCATCGGACCAGTCTTGTGGGTTTGGAGAACCTGACGCTTCAATCATCTTGTTTGCTGCATGCTTCAAGGTTTTCAGTTGTTCTCGAAGCTTCTTTTCCTCTTTTATGTGGCGTATTGCTATGGATTTCGCAATTCGACTTATCTTTGTCGCCATATCTAGCTTGGATTGAATATCACCCGTAATACTTTCCATTTTACAACCTAAATGAAAAACGGCTTGGTAAGGGAAGAGGGGGTCAATCCTCTTTCGCGCTTGCACGAGCGCGCCCTTACCAAGCCGTTCTATGTTACGCCATCCCGTGCAGGACGACAACTATACTTCGGGTGACTAGTCCGAATGCCTAGAGTCTATCACGATACCGCCTGTCCTGTCAAACTAAAACGCACGGCAACCACCGCCGACGCGGTACGATTCGCGCTCGGCTTCGGGTAGGTCATACCATCGGCCAAACGTGGCATAGAACACGCGGCCGGCCCGCTTGTATGGCTCGCCGTCTTTGCGCAAAGGCCATGGTCCAGAAGGGCCGAACTCGAATGACCAGCCCTCAAACTCGTACAGCTTGGGGCCGCAGATCCAGCCGTGGGCGCTCATTTGTCTACCGCCTTAGGATGGCACCGCTCAAGCGCGTCAATCGCCGCCATATATTCCGCGTCGCCTAGCGTGTGAAAACCAGGAGCATAGGCGATGGTCATGTCGGTAAGCGCACGATACAACCGCTCGGCGTGGTCGCATAGATGCACCTCCTCGGAATGCGTGAGGCAGTAGCCAGATCGTACGCGCTCGATTATCTTGTCCATGTCGCCATGCGGTCGATTGTCTGTGCTCATCTATTCCCTCGCGTGTTGTCGAATATCATGAGGGCGAGGTTGACTACGTCCTTGCACTCGTCCTTTATGTTCGATTTGTCTCCTAGCACAAGCCCTTCATGCAGCTCAATTACCTCACGCATAAGATGATCAAAAAGTTGCTCGTTGAACTGCACAGACCAGTGCGGCTTAGCTAGGTTCTTACCCAAGTTAAGCTTGTCTATGCACTCGTCAAGCCGTGCGTGGAACCGTGCGCGCTCATCTGAGGTTATTCGTGGCATGACTACTCCTTCGACCTTTCGATAAGCTCCAGCACGGTAGCCTTGACCACGCTTTCGATCGCCTCGGCCGCCGCGTCAGTCCTTTTCCCCGCTTCAAGCTCTGATCTACGCATCATGTCTTCTTGCTGCATAATCGCTCGCTTTACTCCTCGCAAGCGTAAAAGGTTCGCGATGGTGTCGGCAATGAGGGCCGCAGAGAGAATCAAGGCTACTACATTGTCCATCATTTTAAAGCCTCCCTTGCTATGTCTCCATAATCATCCAGATGGCGATTGCCTCCGCTAGACAACTTTGCAATGCGCTCAAGGGCTTTTCTGTATCGCTCCTTTTCATCCCTAAGCGCGTCTATTTCGCCCGTGTTTTGCTCTTTATCCATGTTTTGTTCCCAACTTATGACCTTCTCCGATCTTGCCGAATATCTCGCACTCTTTCTTACCATGCGCGTTTATGTGCGACTTACCCCACGGGCAGGGACATGACATTGTGCAATGTGATCCGCGATAGTAGAGGCATAGGCCCGAGTCTACAAATCTTTCACGCATACATCCACCTTAGTCTACGATAGCCCCGGAAACCTTAAAGCCGGGCTTAAATATCCAGATGCTACGAGCATAATCCAGGCACCTAAATGTTCCTCCCGAGATATCGGCGTACTCTTTAGCTCGATTGCGAATAGTGATCCAACTAGCCCGCCCTTTACCCCTATACTCAACAATCGTTCGGTATAGATCTGGCCCTTTCCAAATATGCGGCTTGTCCTGCTGGTCCATGAAGGCGAATACGGCGGCGCGGATGGTCATTTTAAATGATCCTCTATATCAACTTGCATAAGCGCGTTTTCGTCATCATGTACAAAATCTAGTGCCATATTACGGTCATTGAAAATAGGTGCAACGCCTACTAAGTGTTCATTGTTCGCTTTTCTTTCCACGCCTCCAACATTTATTGTTTCTACAAGCTTCAGGCATACCCATGCTTTCATACCAACCCCCTATCTATCTCTCTTGTGATACATCGGCTTGCGATAATGCGTAGTGTGAAACGTCCCGCAGTGCTCACAAAAATAGTAGCTACGCGGTATCGTCTTAGCCATGTTCAGATGATGTCGGCACGCGTTGACGATAGCCCCTGCGGATCGCTTGGATAGGCATTCCTTCCCGGATTGCGGACAGCGTTGATTGTCGCTCATGGCTCACCTGCTGAAATTATGCGTATGGCGTAAGCTTTTGTTTTCTCTGGAACTTTACGGCTTTCGACCTGTCCACAATTAAAGAAGGCAACCGCACGATACCACGTACCCAAGTCCCGATGCTTACGCGCAAGGTAGCGCAAAGCCAAGGTAGCGTTATCAAGCGGATCGTATATGTCGAAGTCATCGCGCTTGAATGGCCAGTCCCGGCGCATAAGCTCTTCAAGGTTACGCGGCTTAGTATGGATCTGGTAAAGCCCGATAGAGCGCCATCCCGTTTTCTCGTCGCCTACTGCTTCAGGGTCACCACGCGATCCGGTCCATGGGTCTCCGCTTTCCTCGAACATGAGGCGAGAGGCAACGGATCGCGGGACGCCTTCACGGTCGGCTATCGCCATGACTTGCGCAAACGTCGCGTCGTCGATTGGCTCGGCGTAGAGGGTCGAGGATAGAAGCAGAAGGGCGAGAAGTAGGCGCTTCATTTTTCTGCTCTCATGTCTTGCCGTTCTTTTCTATCAAGGATTCGACCGTATTTTTCAAGTTCGTCAATCATCCAGTCATATCCGCAAAAACCTTTCGAATACTTTGAAAACTTTGTTTTTTCTGCTCCGGTGCATTCTCGAATGGAAACATACGCGCCCCATCCGTCCCCGAAACTGTAATAACATCCTTTTGTTGAAAGAACGTTTTTCAAGCTTTCACTGATTACAGTAGAGTTTTTCCGGTATGCATACGTTCGTACCCTACAATGCAGTTTTTCAGCTTGTGACCATTTTCCGTTCCATGCGTTATTATTCGGCATGGTCAATTCAAATAATACGTGTTTCATTCAATGCCTCCCTTTATGCGCCTCGCGTCCGTACTTCAAACACGCTGCTTCGATACGCTCTCTGAACTGCGGAAAATTACGCATAAACGTTTCCCGCCCTTTCGCGTGAAATGCTTTAGGCCATATCGTGTGGTGAAAGTCGCATATCAAAGCATTTTCAGTCCTAATAATTAGATTGGAAAGATCGTTCGCAAGTTCAAGCTTCCTGTTATCCATACCCTTACTCCTAAAACCACTTTAGCCGAGTTGATCCGCACGGACAGCAGTCGTTGCCGTCATCGTCCGATTCGATATCGTCGTAAAGCGTAATACGACCGCATTCTAAACACTCGGCCTTTTGTCGCATCGGATTGATGTCGCTTACGTCTGCGATAGGTACCCCCGCAAGTCTGTCTAGTTCGTCAGTTTCGCATACTCCCATGATTGCCTCCAAAGGAAACCGCGTACCGTTTAAATACGCGGTTTTCGTGCTACCTAATAACGCAAGTCTTTCCTTGTGTGTAGATGATTCCTTCAAGCTTACACTCTAGTCCATCTTCATCTACATAAAAAAGATTACCGTAATTTTCCGGCCCTTCTTTTTGGTAAAGGTCGCCTCGTGTCACAGCCTCTTTGATGGCCGTAATACTGATATCTTTATTTATGTAAGCGTCTGGTATTTTTTCTACGTCAAATAGTGACCCAGTTTTTACCGACCATTGCGTGTTTTGAATGCCGACACTGAAAAGGTCTGTCTTGATCTTTTGAAGTCTCAAGACGTCAAGTGCGTACCATATCAATCCCTTAACTCGGTCGGCTTCGCTTTCTCTTGCTTTAGCTCGCTTAGAAAGCCGGTCCATGTTTTCTTTGAGCGCTTCTCTCTCGGCGGTGCATACGTTGGCTATTGCTCTGATATTTCGGTACACCTTACATATACCGTCAGTCTTCGATTTTAAAGCCTCTTCGTTTTCACCAACCCACGCAAGAAACGCGGCCTTGTCTTCTTCGGTAAGGTCGCGGACTTCGCCGGTCTCTTCGTCTGTCATCGACTCGACAAGATTTTCAAGTGCCCGAATGTCACCAACTATTTCAAAAATGTTCGGCATGTCTCACTCCTCAATCAAAACTATACCCAGCTCACCGGCTAGGATGTGCGATTCGTCAATGCAGTAACCACACTCGACGGTATCCATGTCTGACTCACTTATAGGCAACGGTTCACCATCAACAAGCGAGTAGACTAGATCGCCGTTAGGCTTCGTCATCAACGGCAATCCGCGAGCTATGGCTCGACGCTTAATAAACATTTTCACGTCATCAAACGGGTTCCCAGTCTCGTTTGCTATCTGTTGGCAGTGTCCATTGAAGTGCCTATTTTGTGACTTCCATCCAGTTGACCGCTTACGACGTAGCGTCGATATCGTCACGTCGTAACGGTCGCCCGGCTGTCCTTTCAGTATAAGCGCCGCGTATTCAGCTTCACGAGTAGCCGGGATTTCGAACTCCACGGTTAGGCGCTTGCCGGTCTTGATACGCTGAATACGCGACAACTCAATTTTCATGATGGCCTAGTATAATCCTGGTATTTCTGGATCGTCGAATCCTGCATCGGCTGCCGCGTCAAGCTCCTCAACGTCGATAGCCGCTTCTTTCCCTGCGGACATCGGAGCCGACTTTACCGGCGCAAGGTTGCCAAACGTAGACCGTATGTATCCTTCAGCGGCCGAACGCGTGCCTTCGTTCTGCATCTTCCCGCGCCACATGTCGGCGTCTTTCTTGGAAAGCTTTCCGGATGATATAGCGGAAAGGATCAAGCCTTCAACGTCGGACGTGCTCGCGGCCGGTTGCGGTTTTCCTTGAACAGGCGCGGGCTTTGATTGGCTCGGCGTGCTCGATGGCGCTCGGCCATCAAACTCTGGCATATCCTCAACGTCCTGAGTAAAAATATCCGACGCGGCCGTAGCTGTTATCGTAGCGTCAACGTGCGAGCGCTTTTTCGCCATCTTCAAAACGGTGTTGTACACGTCGGCAATGTCGGGATTTTCTACCTTTCCCTCCGACGTATACTTGACCCAAAGCCACACTCCGTCAACTTTCTTCATGCCGAATCCTTGCTTTCGGTATTCGGATTTTCGCTCTTTCGCGTCTTCGGGGATAGGATCATCAAGTATTTCGTAGTCGCTTGCGTTTCGGTATCGGTATTTCGATTCCATAGTCGAGCATGAACCGACGCCTTGACCCGCGAACACGCCTTCCATTGTTTTCAACGTGCACGTTATCGTGTACTCACGGTGTCCGTTCGGTAGGTCGTCTCGCGTGATTTCGAATGAAGGTATGAGCCGGAACACAAAGCATAGCTTCTCTGCCCCCGCCTTGAGCAATGACGGTTTATCGCCGGTTCCAGGTATCACTCCGAAATGCTCACCATCCTTCATAACCTTCTTCATAAGGTCTTGAATCTTAGCGACTTGACTTGATACGTCCGCAACGGACCGCTCGCCTATGACAGTAAGATCGTTCATTTGCTTTCCCCCGCTTTTTGCTTTTCCGCCCTAACCGTGCGACGCTCGCGCTTTAGGATATAGTCCTCCATCGCGGTCAAAATAAGAAACTTGACGTACTTAGGATCGCCCTTATCGTACACCTTGAATCTTGCGTACATGCCATCGTCTAAGTCTAAAACAACGCGTACCACGTATCCCCCCCTATAGTGTCTTGCGGCTTCGACATCCTGCGAAGCCCTGCGATAGTAATACAAACATTGTAGACCACGTTTGGCAATAAATCAAGCATAATGTTTAAAGCTTGTCTTTTTTGAGCACGATCGGCACCATCCGGCTACCAGGCGTCCCGTCTTTCTTGATCTTGTAGCCTAGCAGGTTCCAGCTTTGATACCCGCCGACCTGGTACATATCGCCGCGATCATCATGGACCATCGAGCCTATAGGATGCTGCGCCCACTTGATAGCGAGTAGGCTGGACTCGATACGTCGCACGTCGGCGTCTATCTTGTGGCGCTGACGGTTCAGGGCTTCGAGTGATTCGCGGAGGGTGCGGGCTTCGGTGGATAGGTCGGTATCCGTTACTATATATCTTAATTTATGTTCTTTTTGTCTTAACCAACCCATTTTATTTTTTCCCCCACTGTGCGGCCATTGCATCTGCTATCCCTTGATATGTCTTGCTTCGCAATTTCCATCTATCTTTTGACGGTGGAAGTCTGTGTATTCTGTCATCCCGGCCATCTACAATATTTGTATGTGCAAGAAGCGGTAACCCCTTCAACCATAGACATGTGGCCTTTGTCTCTCCATGCCCAAACTTCCAAGGCTGGATGATCTGGTCTGGTTTTCTCCAAACTGAAGACATGATGCAAATAGGATTTTCTATAGCAATCTTTGCTATGTTCACACGTGACAAGCGCATAAAAAAGTCTATTGCTGCCTGTTGTCTCCCATCCGCTCGCTTTTCTGCAAAATGCCGCGCACCTGATACAGCCAAATGAGTACACGGGGGATGCGCAATCATTAAATCAAAACCTTCGCCTATTATGTCGAATACGTCGCCTTGATAGTGCGGTCCAGTCTTATCAGATGGAAGAAGATCGCAAGATATGGCGTCATGGCCGCGAGATATAAAAGCGTCTCGAACGGTTCCGCTATACTCACACGCTACAAGGACGCGCATACTTTACATTGCATGTATATCCCACGCCTTCCGTTCTCTGCGACGGTTGCGCCATGGGACGATTCGAGCGAAGTACAGCCACGCGCCAAGGGCGACGAGTAGGCCGAACGCGTAGGGGAGCGCGGAACCAAGGAAGGCGGCGAGGGTCATAGCCGATCCACGAAGCCGTCGAAACTGCGCTTGATGTCCCTCTTCCAGTCGGCGAGCGCTTCGGCGTCATGCGCTTCCATGCGGCGCTCGACCACCTCGCGGATCTGTTCCTGCCCGATGGTCCCTTCGTCCAGGTCCAATTTGTCGGCCAGTTCGTCGATGAGGGAGTCGCAGAATAGCTGCTGATTGTCGGTCATGATTACTCCTTGCATGGCCTTTCGCGTCGTGCTACTCGGCCTAAAACCAGCCTCCGGCGTTGACCCGGAGCCTAGCACTTTGGTCCACAACGCCGGCATAGAGCTTAGGAGAGTACCATCCCAACTTGTTTCCCCGGCATCGTCTTGCCGCCTTACCCTTGCGGCCTCGCTGGTTGCCTTTTTCCACACCGACTTGGCGCCCCTGTACACAGCGCGTTTCTCCGCATCGGCTGCCGGTCAATAAGGACTTTACCAGGCATTTACTGGATTCAGGGTAGAAGGATTTGAACCTCCGATAACGGGATCAAAACCCGTCGCCTTTCCTCTTGGCTATACCCCGATAAACTCCCGCCCGAGCCAACGGCTACGAGCGGGTACTTCTACTACTTGCATCTACGATAAAACCGGAAGGCTCTCCGGTGGAAGGTTTATGCCGCGTTTCTGTTCATAGGGTATGCGACAGCCCCCAGACGTACGACCTTATCGGTTCCGGCCCGTACCGCGTAGCTTCTTCGGTTGTTCCCCCTTCTCACGATATGGGGGCCTCTTTGTGCCCCTGGGTTATTTGGCTGCTCTATCCGAGCCTACAGGGCGACTAGCCCGACCGATGCCCGACACATCGCGGCTTGTCTACCGTCGTCTGCGACCGGTCCGAAACACCGTGCCGCGTGGTATTGATGCGGCTCTCGTCGATGGTTACCGCGTACTCAAAGAGCCGGGGTATGGTTGCCTCTACCGGAACGACCGGGAAGGCGAAGACGACGAAAGCCGCACAGAGAAGGATCAAGATACCCCCTTGAACTTTGCGCAGTGTTCAGCCCAGGTCCGTTGATTGAATCCAAGCGGAACGCCGACGGTATTTTTGCGGCCGATAAGAGCCTTTTTCCTTTCGCCGATAGTGGCGATTCATTTGCTTGGTTTCGATGATGAATTGCGCTTGACTCACCGCTACCGGATTTTTGATACGTGCTGCGTTGTTCCTGCAATCGTTTTCTGCATACTTAGCCATGCCTATTCCTCCTTATCCTTTACATCGCTTACGTCAACCGGGCGAATGACCATGCACCGCTCGGCGTCGTCTATGCGTACCGTCATGTGACCGACACCCTCTGCGAGAAGGCGGTCAACAAAAGGTTGCGGGACTCTCACGACTGGATACCGTCTCGTTAGGTCTACGTGACCCGTTATGCGTTCGCTCATGTCCATAATCTAGCACACCCACACCCACCTGTCAACACATTTTTATATTATATTTCGATACAATTTTGTATTGACAATCCGCGTATAGGTGCTATAATAGATAGTAGATTGAGAGCAAGGAGATACCAGATGAGAAGCCAGTTTGTGGAGTGCAAGTCCAGATCAACCGCCGCCAGCCGCTGCCCTTGGGCCGCCAAGATCGTCAAAGTGGAAGGCGGATTCCATGCGTTCGAGTCGGCCCAGGACTACAAAACCTGGAAAAACCAGAAGTAATCGCGGAGGGGATTCGGCCCCTCTTGGAGGCATAAGACATGAAGAGCCTAACAGAAATCCTATCAGATCCGCCGAGGGCAAAGCGGAACATTTCCGACGATGATCTTAGAAAGTTGACAGGAAAAAGGCCTTGCCCTAAGTGCCATGGCTTAGGCGTTATTCCTGGATACCTTCACGTAAAGGGCGGGAAGTGCTTCGAGTGCAGCGGGAGGGGTAAGGTATGAAGCGCGTCAACGGCATATGGTACGTCAACGCCTGTCTAATCCTGGTATCCAACGGCCGCGACGTGAAGGCGTCAAACTGGCAGATTGCTGGGACGTTCGAGCGGGCCTGCCTTATGATGGGCGGGCATCACTAATCCATCCATACGACTGGATAGAGAGATAGGGAGGAAAGAATGCGTAGAAAATGCGTACGGGCGTCTTGGATTCAGATGGTCGAATGGATCGCGTTGAATGATAACCCTGAAGATATGGACGCCGAAAGCATTTCCGGTAACACGATTGTATGCATGGTCGCTGATCTTACCGGCAGGACTCAAGAAGAGATAGGCAAGGAAATAGTAATTCGCCGTGAAATATGGAAGCAAGGACGGGAAATGCCGGTTCAATACCTAAAAGCCTAGCCCCCTCATCTAGCCGCTCACGGGCGGCCTGGACGATGAGACTAGATAAAGGAGGATAGAAGCATGATGATAGTGGCGACCATAAAGAGAAGCGCTGGGAATGAAACCATCGGCGATATGTGGCAAGAGACGGCCATATTTGCAAGCGAGCAATCTATCGAAGACGTTTTCAAGTGGGCACAGAGCCGGTACACTCGATGCTACTCTATCCCCACATTCGAGAATCAGGAGACGCATAATGTTATTCTGTCAATCGGTCAATGACTCCCTATCCAGCACACTCGACGAAGCCGCCCTAGCCGGTATACCTCGCCAAGTAGCGGCGCCCATATCCTGCGAAGCGCGCGGCCGTATCAACGCGGAAAGGCTGAGCCGAGAGATGAACGACGACCTAGAAGCACTCGCAGACGAAGGAGGAGATTGATGGACCATACAGAAAGAGCATGCGCTGGTCTCATAGCGCTTGCCAAAGCAGGCATAGAGCCTCCGGCGGCATTTCTTTGCATTGAGCCACACACGCTAAAAGCGGAGTCAATATCCGGCGTCCCAGTTTATGAAAGCACCTCAGATTTTAGTGGGAAAGACTTTGGTACTATCGTACATATTGTTTTTATCCCGTTATATGCAGATGCAAGCAACCCTAGGATATTCAGGATATACGCTGACGCCTACGAGGAGGGACGATGAGCGACATACAGCCGACCGAGGCGGATAGGGATGAAGCGGGCAAGATAGTGGTCGATACTTCAGGCATAGAACGAATAGTTCTACCATATGACACAAAACTAGCTGAGACTGTGGCTGAAATGTGCGAGGACTATGTAGCGTCTTCAGCCTTGGCTGAGAATGAGTTACGCATTGCCATCTATCGCTCCGAAGCCGTGAAGGCGGAACGGGAAAAGACCATAGCCTTGAACAAGCTGATTTACAGGGCGGCTCAAGATTTTGCGAACGCAAACGGTACTGTCCCCGATTGGTGGATTGAGGGTTTGCGGTCGAAGGTGATTGATAAGTCCTCCATCCTCTCCGCCACGGATCCCGTAACCGTCGAGCTTCCCAAGTGCGACCACTGCGGCACAAGCTGCGGTACTGACTGCGATGGTAGTTCGCACTATACGCCGGATTGCCACCCGTGAACCGCTGCTCCATCTGCGGCCACGAGATACCGCCCGGAAAGGAAATCGCGCTCTGCCCTGGTGTGGCTGTGTGCTATCACTGCGAGAGTAGGATGGGGAAGGATGTTAGGCGGAACAGCCTAAACAATGTTAGGCGGATCGCATGACGGCGTAACTGCGTCACGCCGATCTGCGACGGGAGGAGATTTTATGAACGAGTATCCTGTACCTTACGACCTTAACGACGGAAGATGCCTAGCGCCGTGCCCGCATAACATTCCTGGAGTCTCCGGTGTCGTGATGCTTGGGAGTAAATATTGCCGCGAAAGTTGTCCATGGCACGGGGATTATCGCGGGTGTGTATTCGTAAATCAAATACCAGTAAAGTGCCTTTTTAGGGAGAAGAATCCATGAAGCGTGGAGAGGTATCTGTCTGTTTACAAAGCGGCAATAGGCCCCCTTGCAAACACTGGGAACCTGATTACATAGGCTTTAAGTGCCACGGGTATAACAAGATTATGCAAAAATGTACTGGGTATGAACCTGGAACGCCTAACACAGATTTCAACCTGACTCAGCCTGTGGCTTCGCAGGTTAAATCATAGTTAGGATTACTTCACCGCCCACGCCGTCCACCCACTAGCGGCACCGACGACGAGTATACCGGCGATCACGGTTAGCGCTTTGGCTTTTCGGTCAAGGCGCTTTATTTTCGCCTCCGCTTCTGTCTTGTATTCCTTGAACGATTCCGTCAATTTCGCGAGCAAGGTTTCCGACTTCCCTAGCGTCTCCGCGAGCTGACCCGATTCCCGCAAGGATGTCTCTAACTGATTTCTCAAGCCTTGCAGCTCTATCTTCAGCGCTTCTAGTTCGTCCGAGAGCGCTTGTAAGCTCGCTTCCGATTCGCTCAACTTGAGATCGAGCGCCAAGGAGATTGCTTGCAGTCTCGCGGAGATCGTTCTCAATCTGCCTAGCTCTGACTCGTAGGCCATCAAGCTCACTGGCTCCGCTGAATATGATAAAGCAGGAAACGACGGCCCAAACAAGCAGAGCAAGGAAAGCAGCGCGATAGATTTTGACCACAAGCTATGCCCCCAGGTTCATGAGCTGCGACCACATGAAGCCCTGCGCGATTGCGTTGCCCATGCGCACACCGAAATGTTTACGCCTTCCCTCGCGCGCTTGTGCTTTGCTTTGTGGCTCGTTCGGCATGGATTCCTGACGAATTACCACCATAAGAGCGACTATTGACGCTAGAACAAGCCTCATGGGAGACATGTCAAGCACGATAACGTCGTTTGTTTTGAGCATAGATAGTCCGTTAGAAAGCAGAATACCGGCTATGGTTAGAACATAAGCGAGAACGTCATCTGCCCAGTCAGCCATCCATGACCAAAACTTACGGAGCGAAGCCATGTGTCCCCCTACGCAATCACCTCAAGCTCTATTGACTCTCCGCGCGCTATTGAGTTTCTAAGTATCTGTGCAAGCTTGATAACCTGGTCCGGTGAGTTAGTCCCCACGCGGCCGCACCCTAGCGTCGTGGATGACCCAGCGGAATAGTGAAGGTGATATCCTGAGTCCATGACCGTCTCGCTAGTTGCGTGATCGTATCCTCCATTGATATCAAGCGCCCAAACAAACACAGGCTGTTTCGCGTCGGTTCGTATCTTGATGGGAGCGAACTCTGGATCGTTCGTGTCTTCGATTGCAACTACCTTCCACACTCCAAGCGGAAATTGACGAGGCATGTAAGGCGGACCATACCGCCCATTCACGACGGAATATACAACTTGCTTAGGGTCATGCAAGGCTCGGCGCTTGTTCAATTCATTGCGGACAAGGTTAGTAACGATAAATCGAACCTCTCCGACTTGTAGATCGTTATCGCTTCTATTCCATATTATTTTCATCATACCGCCCATTAGAAAAACCTATCCACAACGCTCAACGCGCTAACAATAAGCAATATAACGAAGCTTCCCCACTCTCTAGCGTCAAGCTTTCGCTTATCTTTCTTGCTTTCAATTGCCTCTATTACCTTACCAGGAAGTAAAGCCATTTGATTACCCACTTGTATCGCTGCATCTTTTGCCTCGGCTGATACCTCTTTTACATCGATCATCTCTGACCTTAGTAGCCTCATGTCATCCTCTTGCTGATCTTGTTTGTATTCAACGAGAAGCATTCTTTCTTCCATGGTTTTAGGCTCTCTTGGAGACATGAAGCTCCTCCATTAATTCTCTGTTTATTTCTAGTAAGTCTCTATTTTGCTTTATAACATCCTCGGAGAACTGGCGCATTATTGTCCATCCAAGCCACACGCAAACAAATGGAACTGACGACCATATGACTGAATGCCCTATTGCTATCAAGGCGGTATATCCAATAATAATCGAAGCAGTAAAAGAAAAAACAAACTGCGCAATTGACACCGATACAAGAAAGTAAATGTTGAATGTCTGGAACTTCCAATACACATAAGCCATGATAACCGCAACCGTACTAACGGCCGATGAAGGTTGTAGGTCTCCAGCCATCGCAGTTATTCCAGAGCCAATGAAAAGAGCTACGATCTGAATATATCGAGATGCTTTATTGTCGATTATGACCGATATGATAAATAGCAGTGATAGTATTGAATGCTCTATTATGTTTAAAATGTGATCATCGTTTGAAGGCGTAGCAATATTCCAAGCGAGCAAGGCGAGGCAGAATATAGCGAATACCAGCCCGACCCGCTTGTGAATAGTCATCTAGTTCCAGCTTGTGGCGACTTTCTCCGAAGCCGCTTGCTCTGCCGTCAACACCGCGTCGATGTCGGGATACCTGCCGGCCGACTCGGCCGCGACGACCTGAAGCTCAAATATTGCGTGATCATGTTGCGGCTCTTCATGCGCGTACTTGTAGTGCGACAAAAGGAGGATACCAGCGAGAACCCAAAGATAATCCGCTCGTGCCTTGTCGTGCTCGAACGCTCGGAACCCGAACACCGTTTCTATGCGGTTCAGAGGGTTTTCCTCGTCGTCTCGATTGCGAGCAAGAAGAGGCACGCCTCCTTTCTCGTTGTCGAACTGGAACAATGAAAGCTTTGACCACCTCGTGGCATTCTTTGCCCGGGCCAAGTATGCTATCTGTCCGGTAAAGTCGCGTGCGATTCCCATGTTTCTCTCCTTGCTAAAGATAACACATTAGTATGTGTGCATGTTATTATTCCGGTTCGGTATAAACTATTCTTGAGACTACATGCCAAGGGGAGTCGACTTTACCAACTCCGTCGCCTACGCATATAGCGTCAAAGTACGCTAATTTTTGCCCGAACATATTATCGCGGCTAGTATAACCCTGAGTTTTCCAATCTTCCTCCGTGATATGTATCTGGTAATGTATTAGTCCCGTTGATCCTACTGCATAGATTGAGTAGAGCGCGTATAATTCTTCATCAGTCGGCGGCGGCGGAGGAGCTACTACTGGCGGCGGCGGATAATCAAGGTATAATTTTCCGCCTACATTTGCCGCGTCCATTTCCCACGCCCATCGACGTGGGACAACGTCTACCCGAGCAAAAAGATGATGATACAGTATTCCGGTAGATGGGTTTGTTTTTATCTCGTTTGTAATTTGATCGGCTATCCACAATTCGCACATTGGCGCATCTTCAATATTTGGTACGGTGTCGATGTATGCCGTCCACGGGTTTTCGGGAAATGCAAGATTATGTATTGCAATCTCTTCGTTCAATGCTTCAAGCGTATCAATCTCTCTTTCTGAGATGCTTCTAAAATTGCTTTTTACCGAGTTAGTGCGTACGATTTCCCAGTTTGCATTCATCACCCAAACAGGACGAGACCCTATTGTAGTTGTAGGAGACTTATCTCCAGGATTAATAACTGGTATATCTTGAGCGTTGTCATCAACAAGAGTGTCTATCGTCTCTACGTTGTTTGTTCCGGTGTTGCATGATAAAAACACTGATACAAAAAGTAATACAATTACTCGTTTCATTTTTTCACCACCTTTTTAGGAGTTACCGCATCCCACGAAAACGGAGCATCTCCCATATACGTCTTCCATTCTCCGTTGAGCGTACCACGGCCGATGCACTCAAGATCAAGCATGTGCTTTCTTTGAGCTGCGCTGTTTATCTCTCCTACTTTAAACTCTTCTGTCCCTGTAACTCTTCCAATGTCGTCCGTAGTTTCTCTTTGGTTCATCACATCGTCGGTTATTTTATCGTCGATAGGACCGACATTACCGGGATCATCGTGCAAGTGTTTCTCAATGTTATAAACCGAAAAATATTTTTTCACTTACAACCTCCTTATGTCGTTGTCCAGTTTACAGCGTTTAACACTCCTAGCCAAGTATACATGCGAGTTCCGATAGTTCGAGGGGATGTGTTCTTTGATGTGCGGCTGGGGCCGTTGGTACCGTCTGTAGTAAAATCACGTACCGATCCAACAGCCATTTGAACATCTGGTGCCCCTGATGTTTTATACACCTTAGTGGTGTTTGGATTAATAAATGCAAGCGTGGCAACGTTTGGGTTTTCGGAATCAGCTGTTATGTCTTGGCCATACAGGGTCATCCTGTGTCCCTGGAACGTATCCATCAATTGCGCCATCGGTATTACGGTAAGAGTTGCATCACCTGCCGGTATCGGTACAAATCCAGCAAGACTGCGAAGTCTCATGGATGTCGTAGAGCCAGCAATTCTAGCAGGGTAAATATTAAAGTCATTAACTCCTGCTGGAGGAGTTCCAACAACGGTAATTGTATTCGATCCGACAGATATAGAGCTAATTACATATTCGACGTTTAAGATTGTTACGCAATATTGTCTTGACGCGTAACTCCAATCTGGTCCGCTCGCTGCATATGTTGCAGATTCTCCGCTTGATTTCCATCTGTTTACAAGCCCAAGATTTTGCAGCATAGCCATGTATGCATCTCGTATTGGGTTACTAGGTCCGATTACTGTCAAAACAGAACCTGAAACAGTGCAAGCTATACCTCCGTATCCTCCTACAACAATATCCTTAGCTCTAAAAATATCAATAACGCTTTGCGGTACCTGAGTAGTAGTAACATCATGATCGCCATCGCCACGATGTATGCATGGATTATATCTAGGGTATGTTGGATTAGTAGTTGATCTTGATGCAGCAAAGGCAGATGGAGAGTTACCTGGTTCGCTTGTTATTAAATCCCCTACTGCATGGCTTCTTGCAATTTGTATTTTCTCAGGAAGATATTTGTCAGACGTGCTGTACCCCGTGAACCCAATTAGTGCAGCGTCAAACGCGTATTGATCTGCAATTATTTTTTCTATTGACGAAACGCTATCGTAGTCGCCTATAGTTTTATAGCTAACATATAGCGCAACGTTGTGATACGTACCGTTTATTACGGCTATCTTTGTGTAAATAGAAATACCCGCTTCGGTAGACAAGTCGGTATCCTCATCAGATACCGTGTAGTCGGTTGTTAGCGCAAGCTGCGTGCCCGTACCACCCGCGCCGGTCCATATCTCAAGGTCTGCGGTTCCGCGTATCGTGTCGTGATCAAGCGCAAGCGCGGCGGAACTCGTGCGCTTGAACAGATAGTCGGTTATTTCGTAGCCTGTCAGTAGTACGTTTAAACGTGCCATATGATCCCCTTAGTCTGATACCTTTATATACAACGATGCACTTGGTCCACCGGCTGAGAGTCCAGGACCATAACCTAAACACTTCCATGTTCCTGTAGGTTTAGGCAATCCATATACGGCAACTGGTTGTACTTCAGCTCCATATTTTATTCCTGCGTATGATAATAATCCTGATGTATACGGAGAAGCGTAAGATTGCGTTTCAGTCGCTCCGGGCGCGCAAATACTATAATTCGAAAGAAATGCAATTGATCCAACCGCATCTAGCGTCCCAATAGCACCTATAAGCGCAACGATTGCTGCTTCAGACGCCAGTCTTGCAGTGTTTTCTTCACCAATATCGTCATCCAAAGCGTCAATTTCATCAAACGCCTGATCATTATTATTTTCTATTCTATTAAAATCGCTAGGTAGTGGAGCGTTATCTGGATCGCTTGTCCAGTTTAGCTTAGATGTTATTCGTGCCATTATACCTTCCTCATGAGCGTCGTTTCTGCAAACGCTCCGTTGTAGTTCATCGTATTCGCTACTATCGCAGTATCAAATGTTTCTTTCAAAACCTCGTCTCCCATTTCTAGCGTAGGATCTCCTCTCCAATCAAGTTGTATATCACGTTGTTCTTGCGCGGTCGTCTCAAGTATAGAGTCTGCTATTAATCCGGCTAGAACAGCGTTTTGAATAAGCTTGTTGTTTTTTATGTTTAGTGATCTGTCGCCATTGCGACGAATACTTTCTCCATCTGTGCGCGTAATCAATTGCGCCCCTTCAAGTTCAAGCGGTTTCGCAAGTATAGACAACGTAAGCTCTTGACCGTCTGCGCTTCCCGTCACTTCTACCACCGCACCCCAGGAGTAATGAGTCTCGCTTGTAATTGTAGCACCGCTCGGTGTAGATGACAAGGACGCATACCCATCAACAACCGCTTCTACGTCGGTGTATTTTATCTCATATGTCTTTACTTCACCACTATCTATTATTTTATCGTCTCTCAATTCCCATACCGTTGTCTCTGTTCCAGGCGCATAAGGATATGTTTGTACTTGTATTCTATTCTTTACAACAGATACCGGAGATGTCTCATTAATTATTCTGTTATCAAGAATAGTGTCAACATGGCTGTTTAGGCTTTCGGTTATGCGACTGATATAGTTACCTGCTTGCAGTAAAACGGTTCCGTATCTGTCTTGATAAGCTACACCACCCGCAGCCTCTGCAATCTGTCCCAATGCGCTTCTATGCGATTGAGTATCAAGCCATCCGTACGGAATGATATATTTCTGTAGCTCGGTGTCTATTTCGAAATCAGTGTTCGAAGGATTTAGGCCGTCTTCTAAAACCTGAACGGCTATCGTATAAAGGCTAGTTTCTTGGTGTATCAATAAACTAAGAGCGCTAACTTCTGGAGTTATTAATACGCTTGTTGATTCCATTACTATTTTTACTATCAAGTTGTCGGTTCCGCTAACCGTAGAATTAAACAACACCGGAGTACTAACCCCGTCTTGCAATAGCACGAGCGTTGCAAGAGTTTCACCCGCATATACACTAACCGTACATTGCTCTGGTATGTATGCGGTTATATTTTCAGTGACTGAGACTGTAGTACCTGCAAGATAATTAAACGCGTATGCATAATACCATTCGCTTATATATGCGGGAGAGTTAAATAGACATTGATTAAAAATGCACTCTCCTAGCAGATTCAACTCCACACCATCCTTATGACGTTTGTCCCGTACTCTATACCAGTTTCAGTTCCTGCTTCCCACTCTGCGGTTGTATCTGTCAAATACGATTCATCAGCCGGTGCCTCTATTATTACATTGCTTTTATACTCAGACTCAGCCATCAACGCAAGTCGATCAACTCCGCTAACCGTAACAACAATATCGTTACGTGGTATATCCCAAGTCTTCGCAAAGAATACGCCAAGCGGTACCCAGTTTGTACCGTCTCCAATTTCTGGAGTAATTCGAACCCCTTCACGTATTAGATTATAAATAGAAGATGTAATATTACCGTTATCAAAACGCCTGTATTTATTATAAAGCTGTAATGTAACTTGTCCGCTCGAAGTTGTTCCTAGTGGTACGCCATCTTCGGCAAGTTCTCGGTTCTCAATTACCTGCAAGCTTAATATGTCGATATCAGTATACAACTCTGATACCGATGTAAATATCTCGGCAACTTTTGCAGACGTACCAGGCTCTGACCATTTATAAATCCTTAACGTCATCTGAACGACTTGGTATTGCTCAGTTATTGCGGATATGTATTTTACGCCTGTATTATCAGTAACTTGCAATCGGTATAATTCAGTGTTACTTGCGTCATATAGAACAACGTCAAAATCTCGTGCGTACTCCATGCGTGCGTTGTCAAACGATATCCTAACCGACGCTATAGTCCTAGGCAAATAGTTTACCGATACATGAGGTACATCAACCATACCACCGAGCATGGTAGAACCTAATAGTTTTTTACCTAAAACAGCGTGTCTTGTTGCACCACTTTGATAAACTCCGTCAGGATTAGCAATTTGAACGCTTCTCCATCCAATTTCATAAGCGTCTTGCTCTGCCGGTGTCTCTGGCGACAACGGCCATGTTCCGTCAAGTATCCACTTACCATCAAGGCACGGATATTTATATGATACATCCTCGCGCCCGTTATACACCTGGTCTAAATACGATCCTCGTGAAACTGTTCCAGCCCATGCAATAATAGTCGAATCTATGTTAGCGTCAGAGTAGTCTATCCTCACGCGCGCTTTAAGATGTCTTTTGCGCTGCTTTTGTATTTCGTTTTTTAGCGCGACAGGAACAACTATCATACTTCATCCAAAACTATAGTAACTCCCGACCATAGCCACACGTCACTCACAAGCGAGCGGCCGCGCGGGATCGGTCGCAATACTACGGTGTATTCACTCGTGGTAGCGTCTTCGTTTGTTACGATCAAGTTCAATTCGCTATGTAGATTGTACAACGCAAGCAACGCTGTCAAATTAGTTCCCGTAGTCGCCGGGTCATACGATATTTCAAAGTGCTTTTTTACAGCAATCAAATCAGATACAAGCGTACCGTCAACCGTTCGAGCTTCTGTCAATAATTCAACATCGCTAGGTGTAAATCTAAGCCCCGCACGCGGTAGAAGAATCTCGCTATCTAAAACTCCGAGCCATATATCGCCATCCATTAACCTATCCTCACAGACTCTTCATGCAAGTACGGAGTAATAACGCGCGCAAACGCCCGAAGCCCTGCGTCATTCGCAACGATTATACCAGCGTTAACTGTCATTGACGATCCACTGCTAGACCCTGATCCGTACATCGTTGAAGATCCCGCAGTGTTTTCCGTAACTCCGCTCGGTCGCGCGCGCGAGGCTAAAGCCACGAGAATACCGTCCGCAATTTTAGCAAATGTATCCGGTGATAGTGGCGCCACAACTTCATTGTATCGAGTGTTATCACCTATTACCGCAAGCGTCGGATTGTTTGCTCCTATCTCTCCACCATTTGCTAAGGCTGGGGGAGAAGGCGGAACTTGATTATCAATTATTTCTACTTGTTTTTTGGCAAAGCCAGCAAATGCCAACGCGGCCGCCAACCCAAGACCAGGCCCTACAATTGGAATGCCAGCTAACGCTTTATATGCTGCTATTGCTCCCTCTGCCGCCGTTATTACGGCTTGATATTTTGATAACTGTTGATTAGTTTTAAACGCTGATATTTGAACTTTGTAAGTATCGAGCGCGGCCTTCTTCTCTAGTGCTTGCTTTTCCTTGTCGTACTTTTCTTTTATTTCAGCCTTCGCTATTTCCTGCCGCAACTCTTCAGCCGTAACAAGCTCGCCTTGGGCAAGCGCCGCGTCAAGTTTCTTTTGCAGGCTCTCGATAGTCGTCGCTTCAGACAGACCAGCCGCTTCAAGTTCCGCTTGCATGCGCGCGTCTATCGCTTGCAAGTCAGACTCAAGAGCGTAGTTAATGGCGTCTATTCTATTCTGTGCGTCTTGATTGTATAGTGATTGTATTTGAGAAAACACACCTTGCAACGTTGACACTATGTTTTGCCCGACGCCTATATACGTTTGCAGTATCTGAGTTTGAGCGTTTTTGTTTGCGTCTACTTCTGATATCCCAGCATCGATAAAGGCTTGACGGCGCTTTTCAATTTCTTCAAGCTCTATTTGCGTGGTTGACTTTTGGCTATTTGCGAACTCGTCGCGCAATCGTGTATTAAGCGCTACACGATCGTTTGACGCGTTATCGTATGCTTCGCTTGCCTTTAATTGCGCTTCAAACTCTGTTTGATATCTGTCCTGTATATCTTTTTCTTCATCGACTAGTATCTGCTTTTGTCTAGCGTGTAGCGCTTCAATGGCCGCAAGGCGTTCTGATTCAAGCTGCCCGCTCGCCCATGGCGTTTTTTCGAGCGCTTCTATTTGCTCTTGTAATTTCTGGTATTCGCTTTTTTCACCTTCAAGTATTTCGAGAACTTCTTTTCGAGAGTTTCGATATTGCTCCTCTATGCGTGCTCGCGCCTCTGCCGACTTTGCAAGCTTTTCATTGGTTACTGTTTCCGTCTTTTTCCCGTCATTTACAGCGCGTTGCCCCTGAACCTTCATTGCTATTTCTGTACGCGCTTTTTGCAGTATCGCTAACTGAGCTTGAAGCTCTGCGTTTTCATTTTCAAATAATCCGGTTGATCCGGCAATCTGAGCGTTTACATTTTCAATTTCTTTGTTGACTAGTTCAAGGTCTTTGACATAACTTCCGGTTGTCCCGCCAGCTAGTAATTTATCAAGTACTTTTTTTTGTTCTTGCAAACCCTTGATATTATTATTTACAAGAACAGCCGTAGCGCCAAGAGCAACAAGCGCCGTCGTCGCAAGCACAATCGGGTTCGAAAGCAGAGCAGCGTTCATTGCAACTATTGCCTTGCTTATCCCGTTTACGGCCGCAATGGCAGGTCCGAGTGCCGCAGAGAACCCGGCTATTGTTATTATATTCTTACGCTGTGTGTCGGAAAGATTAGACAAGCCTTCAAGCAATTTGCCAGATGATTGAACAAGATCATTCATAGTCGGAAGCAACTGCTTTCCAAACTCTGCCGCTTGTTCCTTCGCAAGCGCGGTCGTTACACGCAATCCGTTCTCAAACTCGTCAGAAGTATTTACAAAGTCACCCTGAAACTTTGCAGTTTGTTCAAGGATCAACGCAACTCGAGCTTGAGCCTTGCCGTATGTGGTAACCTCGCCTTTTGCGTCAACAAGGCCAAGCGCTAAAGCCTTCGCATTAACTGCCGCCTCATCGATCGATATTGCGAACTTTCGTATCGGTTCGCTCTCGCCGCGTAGTTGCGATTGAATAGCCTGGAGTGCCGTGTTCACATCGGTGTTGAATATAGACGCCATGTCGGCGGCACGTTGCGTCAATAGTATGGTTTGGTCGGCCGCTTCTTTCGTTGCCGATCCTGTGTTGATTAACTGGGCGCCTACTGTTGCCGCCGCCTGGTTGAAGTCTGCCGAAAATAACCCTGCTTGCTTAGCGGAGTTTTTACCCCAGTCCGTTATTACTTTTGCAGAGTCTTTGAATACCACATTGACGGCATTCGTTGACTCGGCTACATCGCTTGCAAACTTGATAGCGGCTGCACCAGATGCAAGTATTGGAAGCGTTACGTATTTTGAAAGCGCGTCGCTTACTTTTTTTGCGTCTTGCGATATTTTATCAAAGCTCGCCTTAAAATCTTTCTCTATCTTCTTGCTTGTAGTCTCTGAGCTTGTTTGAGCTTTATCTAGTGCAGTCTCTAAATCCTTGAGATCACCGCGAATCTTGACGAGGAGGTCGCCTAGTATGTTCGTTTCAGCCATTCTATGCGCTCCTCAGTCTAGCCTCTGCCGCCGCAATCTTTTTCTTCATGTCGATCATGTCGTCACGCGTAAGCCTCGCACGCGCCCGTATAGATCGCCCGTACTTCTTTTCACACCCGTAATCATACATCGTCATCATCTGCGCGAATGGGGCGGCGAGAACATAATCGACCGTCCAGCCGTACCACTCGCACAGGTCCGAGACGATCGCCCCGAATCTTACTTCTCCGTTTCCGTTCCCGCCGCCGCTAGAAAATTTGACTGTATGTATCCTAATAGCTCACGCATTACAAGCTGCATCATGACAAGACCCTGAGATACATGCAAGTTATCGATTAGGTAATCGACGGTTACTTTCGCTCCTTGCTTTGAGCACGCGTCAGCGACTATTCCTAGCACTAACCGATATTCGCGGTCGGTAACCTTGTCCGGTTCGATCGTCTCAAGGCGCTTGAACTCATCGATATGCTTGAGCACATACATCGATGAGCCGAACGAAGCGGATGAAATGTCTACAACGTGAGTATGGCGCTTTATTTCAGCGTCAACCTTTTTTATCTTTGCTTCAATCGCTTTTCGTTTTCCGAACACGCGCGCAAAAATAGAAGTAGGATCATTCGTCTGTCCAAACTCCATTTCAAGCGCGCGCCGTTTCCGCTTCAGCTCGAAGCCTTCCTTGTCGGTAAACTTGGTCGGCTTCGGCTCTGGTACGAATACGTCAAGATCGATGACGTCCAATTAGATACCCCTCTCAGTGTAGTATTTCCAAAGCTTCTTCCCCTTAGTTGCAATATTGTTATCAATCACAAAGGTGAAGCTCCACGCATTCGGGGAAACGGGATCAGCTTCTTTGTCGCTCTTGAGCGTAAGAGAAAGCCCTTGGTCAATAGAACCTTTGAAAAACCACATCCTTACCAATCCGTCAGACTCGTCTACGTTTGAAATGCGCGCTATGAAGTTCGGGAGCGTGGTCTTTCCGCCCGTGTAGATGGTCTGCGATGCGTACGGCGTATAGTCGTAATCAATGGTCATCGTCTGCGAAAGCGTGGTTATGGTATCCGAGTCTATGATGGTGACTACCGTTCTCCCGACCGAATCCTGACCGACGAAATAGTCAGTACCGGCAACCAGTGTGGTGTTCGTACCACCCGCGACGCTGTTTACGGTAACGGCCCCGAGGTTGTAGTTTTGGTTCTCTATCACGATCGGGTCGTTATATCCCCAGGCACCGGAGGCAACCACCTGCTCGGCGCCAGCCACAAGAGAACCGGCAACCGGAGTGCCCGACACGTCGAACGATCCGCGAACGATCGCGCGTACCTCTTCGAGAATAGCCTCTCGCTGATTGAAAGCGACGGTAACGGTATGCTCCGATACGTACTTCTCTTCCTCGGCGTTGTCTCCCTGAAGCTGCGTCGCGGTCATGTTTTCGGTGATCGCAAGGCCCTCGATCGATCCGACGTTTTTCCAATCAATTGAATCATCGTCCGATGTACTTGCGGCAAGCGCTATCACAGCAGCCGAGCTATACGCGGCGACTTCAAGAACGCCGGACCCTTTGATACGTGCGGTAAGGTCGTTTACCGTGCTTTGAAAATCGGCCATCTCAGAGCCCTCCCTCGTAATTCATGCGGAACCAAATTGCTATCTTGCTTTCCCCTGTAGTGGGGTCCGGCAAGTCTACGCACCGCTCAATTGAAATGCTCGATATCTTGACGCCTGATACGACGCCTTTATATCGCTGCATCCCGCTTTTTAGTTTATCCCTAATCACGCCCGCGCGCAACATGCCCGAGCGCGTGACTATGTTCAATTGTTTATCATCCGAAGCGAAGTCGTCAATCAAAAGATTTGAATCGTTAACGTTTGAAAGGCTCACATACTCTGTTGCCGTCTTCGGTACTAAGCCCCAATAGAACGGCGGGACTGGCGTAAGAGTAGCGAGCAACGGATCGACAATTGCTTTGACCGCAGCTTCCGCGCTCACGTTACCACCTCACAGTCCACAATCTGCACACCTTGCGGGCAAAGATCAAGCGGATTCGGAATGACGACGTTATAATAGCTCGTCCCGATTCTCAGGCGTTCGCCGTATACCGGGAGCACCGTCTTTTCCATCGTCGCCCTGTGCGTCACAAACTGCGTAGGCTTGTCACCGCTCGGCCGCTCTCGTCCGCTCAACACGCGAATGTATCCCTTGTTGCTTCCTCGATCGGCCCAGGATGGAGACCCATCCCATGCGGGAGTATTTGTCTGCACGTATATCGTAGAGGTGAAAAGGCGCTGTATCACGATAGCCCCTTGTATGCCTTGACGATGTTATCCATGAGCACGCTTTCGGCCTTGCGCATTCCCGGCCTCATATATGGTCGCCCGCCCTTGCGGTCTCGCGTAGTTCCATCCGGCATTTGTTCGCCAAGATCAAACTCTTGGTATACAGCATATGTCATGACATCAACGCCACTAGTCCCGTTATCTGCACGATGCGGGCCAAACACGCCCTCAACTTGGCCTTCATCATTAAGCTTTGCAGCCTCTGGGTATATCGAACCCTGAAGGGCGGTTGTGTCTGTATGTACCTCTCCTTTTGCTGTTTTTGTACCTTCGCTTGACGTTAGATCAATACCTATTCGCAAAGCTTTTATTGCCCGATCTGTTGCCTCTTTGCCGTACCATTTTGTTTCCATTATGCGTATTCCTTTCTTTGACTTCTTATTCCTAAATCTTTGTATAGTATTGCTTTATTATGTATTCGGGTATAGAATACTTTCAATGGAGGAAACGCATGGACATTTCTATGACCCAAGAAGAGAGAATCGAAGCACTCGCAAAGACGTCCGTAATTATCGAAGAGGGATTTAAGGAAAAGTACAAAATGGGTGACACCTGGAACTTTGTTGACTGCACCGACCCTGATACATTGAAAGCATTTTTCAGGTACACCATGGAAGTGTGTTACATCCCTATGCAAAAGATGAACAATGAACTTAGAGATGCCATTGAAAGCGTTGGCTATGTAAAAGAAGACTAATTCCTTCACGCGTACATCCTATGCGATGACGTGAGGCCCGCTATGATCTGCTCCCGTTGCGTATCGTACTCGCCTTGCGTCATCGAGTATTCACCTCCGCCGATCGATTCCGACTTGAGTCCGGTATAGGCAAGGTTCAGCTTGCAAAGATTTATGAGCGCAAGCACGCGCTTTGCAGTTTCAGCGCTCGGCGTGTAAGTCACGACAACGCGACGGCCCCAACGAGTAGCGGAATGCGTACCGCTTCCAAGGCGACGGATTGATTTGTTACCCGGAACTATTTCATAGTCCGTCGTGTCTAGCGTGGTTGATGTGTACCCGCCCAGGAAAGTATCCGGCCATTTCTCGATGATGCTTGTTATGGTTGCGATGGTGCGCGCGGGGAATATGTATTCTCCCGGCGTTGCGTCGTCGAACTCTTCCACTTGTACGCCGAGCGATCCGACCGCATCATTCAACGCGGCTTCCTCTGCGTCAATCACTGTTTGCAATGCACCATCGGAAAGCGAGGATGCGACATGCTCGCGTAACTGCGTCGGCGTGATAAGGCTTGTTGCGCTCGACCATACCGCGTACAGCGTAATGTCATCGGCTATCACAAAGATATCGCCAGGATCATACGACGTGCCGCTGCCGTTCGCGGCTGTGTTCCATCCGCCGAACGTATAGCCTGACCAATTGAGCGCGCCGGTATTACCTATAACCGTAACAGAGTCCCCCCGTCATAGTCCACGGCATCGGTAGGGACTGCGCCCCCGGTTGCTCCATTGCGGTCATAGGTGACGGTCATTTGTTTTCCTTCGGAGTCTTGAGCTTTGCCTCGGCTTTCGGTTTATTTTCCACGCGCGCGTCCGGTATCTCTTCGCCTTTGCTCGCGTACCACGCGAACGGGTCTCCGTCTGGATCGCCGAGCGGTACGATTCTTTTTCTGTCCTTCGTCAATACCATGTCGGTAAGTGCTTTCATATTGTATCCTTGTTCTTTAAGTACCTTTCTACCGTGTTTCTCATGATATCTGACAACTGTTCTGAATATCCGAATCGTTCAGCGTTTAGCGCGATAGATTTCAATATATCACCATCGGCGTGGCGCTCCGATGCAGCCTTCCAGTCGAAGAACATTTCAATCAGGTCAAACAAGTCGAACCCATTGATTCCGTTCTCGTAAAACTCGGGGTGATGGGAATTAGTTTTCTGGTGGTGATCAATGGCCGGTTTGAACTCGGCCATGGTTGCTTTGTATTCAGGGCTTCCGTAGGTCGATCCTTTGAGCCTTGGCGTTATGATGTCGAAGCATTCTTTCTCAGGTGAAAGCAACTTCGAAGCGTCATGTCTGGACGCCCTTTCAAGCAGTTCCATGGCCGCCATAATGAGCAGTTCGTTTACACGCTTGATATGCTTTAGCGTGTCTGCGGTTGAATCATATTGGTCTGGCATAATACTACCACCTACCCTATCACCGGGAGGACAACATACATGATGTAAATGTCCCATTCTCCGGCCGTCCCGGCGCTTTCCTGCGTGTTAAGATACACAGTCGCCGAAGCGTTGTATTTCGTCTTTTTGACTCGCAAGTCTTCCTGATTGTCCTTGACCAAGAAAGCCCCGCGCCCTAGGTACTCCACGGACTCTTCCAAGACGTCGCCGAGAGTGTCGCCTATTCCAGACGTACCAAGCCCAGAAAACACACCGTCGGTATCTGCCGAAGTTCCGAAGCCCATATCCGGGTTGCCTGCGGCTGTTTCAGTGCAAAGGGCGAACGCGTCCAGGATAAGGCTACGCGCCGGGAGCGTAAGCGATCGCGACCCGCTCGCGTCGTCGTGCGCTACGTGGATTCCGACGATCTGTATATCGGCGCTTTGCGGTATCATCGATTGCATATCTACCCCCTAAGATAGAGCGGGGCTTTCGCCCCGCCCGCGACTATTTGTTAATGTAGCCGAAAAGCATGTTGTTCAGGAAACCGGCGTTCGAGCCGTTCGCGTCGTACACGTAGAACGGCTCGCTGACATACGGATGGACAAGCACGATACCGCTACCGCCCGCAGTGGCTCCCCACTCGTTGACGACCGAAGCCGTAAGAGGGAGAGCGAGATACGCGCCATCGGCAACCACGCCGAAGATCATGAACGGGGCGCCGTCTGCTAAAGCCGTTCCGCCCGCCTCCGCATCGACGCCGACGATATCGTTGGTCAGTGTTATCGCCTTGGTCGATACTGACGCGATCGTGTTGAACTCCCAGGTCCCGTCTATGAGCTGATATGCGACAACATCGCTGGCGGCAGCGGCATTTCCGGCCGGGTCGAGCGGAGTGGTTACGACGTCGATGACCTTCTGGTTTGACAGGATATGCGCGGCCGTGGCCCCGTTTATAGTGTTGCGAGCTGAACCCGCGTTACCGGCCGAATCTTTCGCATACATAAAACACAGCGTATGCGCGGTCAATCCGTTGAGATAGCTTCCCGCAAGGAACGCAAGACGAAGGCCGTCCTTACCCGGAATGTTTTCCGTGATCGCCGTTGCGGCGGTCTCGGTATGATAACCTACCGAGTGGAAAGAAGTGATAAAAGCACCGTAGCTCATGTGGCTACCTCCGAAAAATACTACTCCGCGCCTCTGTGTGCACGGGACGGCCAACGACCGTCAAGTATAGCCCCGAGTCGAAACTCAGGGCTTAGAAACCTTACGCGATGCCGGTCACCTTGCAGAACGCCGAAGCCCTGGACCAGCGGAAGCAACCGCGAACCGTGGCGCGAATACACTTGATGCCGTAGATGAAGTTGGTAGCATGGGAGTCGGTCATTTCCACTAGTACGCCGCGCCGCTCGAAGTATTTACCGAACATGGCCGCATCGCCGGTTACCGCCGTACCCGCAGTGATCCGGGTTGACTTCACGACGGGAAGGCCCCAAAGGGTTTCCGGCCCGATCGTGGAAGGATTGCCCCAGATATACACGCCGTCATCGGTGCGCTGGAGCCGCACGGTCTGCCAGTCGTAGGGGTTGACGAGTACGAACGTCGGGTTAGCCTTACCGACTGCTTCGACCTTGACCATCGCTTTGTATACCGCATCGGGAAGTTGATCGCCGTCGGCTACCTGGGTACCGATTCCAGCCTTGCTCAGAATACCGAGAGGGACAGGAGAAACGCCGGTACCACTGATCGCGTATGAGTCGAGCACTTCGCGGAGTCCGTTGCGAAGCTCGGTATCGATGAGGTCCTGCATCTGCGGAACATCTTCGATCTGCTGATCGGTTACCGTCACGTAATGCGCGATGTTCTGGACCGTGACGGATCGCTCGGTGAGGGCGAAAGTAGACTCGGTGTACGCGCCGGTTCCTTCGGTCGCCGCCGCCGCCGTCTGATCGCGGGTCGTCTCTTCCATGTAAGTGATAGCCGCCGATCCGGTCGCCGCTTTCGGGAGGAAGTCGAAGAACCGCGTCGGCTCTGTCGGGTACATGACTACTTCGCCGGTCCTGATTGTGGGAGGAGCCCATCCGGCTCCGGTAGAAATGAGGGTCTTGAGGCCCATTTCGGGGAAGTCGGCGCGTACCTTCCATTTGTCTATCTTCCCGTCCTGGAAAGCCTTGAAGGATTCGGATTCGATGAATCGCTGCCCGAGGCTTTTCTCTTCCTTGATGCCGTAGGCGTGGATCATGCCCTTGATTTCCGGCTCGTCGGAATAGTCTCCCTTTGTGCCGCGTTCGGCGTCGGCAAGCTTCGCGACTTCTCCGGCGAGGTCGTCCATGCGGGCGAGGTTCTTTCGGTACTGGTCGAGACGCTCGGTCTTGTCGCCGGTAAGGTCTGACGATTTCATAAAATCGAAGTCGTTGCCGTCTTTCGAGTCTGCGTTGATCTTCGCCATTTTCGCGCGGATGTCGTTAAGTTCGTTCCGCTTCGCTACAAGTTCAGAGTTGATACCCATGCTATGCGCTCCTGTTAAGATATTCAAACCGCGCCACAAGCTCGGCGGCTTTTTGCTTGGTCTGCACTTCCTCGGCTTCGCTGTCGGTCTCGGCTATCCGCTTCAAATCGCTCGCCGCCTTGGAAAGCTCGGCCGCTATAGCCTTCAAGCCTTCGCGGTTCTTTTCGCTCGCCGCTTCCTTGCCTTCCTCTGTTCTCAGGTCCGCGATGCTCTGCGATCGCTTGACGAAATCGGCGCAAGCTTCAAGGACCAACTCTGCGTGTTCCTTGTACTGCTTCGACTTCGCGCCATCAATCAAGGTTGACTTATCGGCGTTTTTTATTGCCATCGTTTCTGTATCGTTACCGGCTCCAACGAGAACCGGCGACACCTCATACACCTTTGATTTTTCGATAAACCTTACATCTACCCCGTCTTTCCATTTTCCAAAACTCTTTTGTGTTACATCAAAAGAATACGAATATTCTTGCAAGTCCCCCGTATTTTTCAACGTCCTATAATGGTCAATACTACTTTGCGTGTCTAGGAAAAAATCTCCATCAAAAACAGCTATATCGCCTATTTCTGATATTTCTCCTTTTCCTATCGGTAGAGCCTCGGCTCCCTTACCTATAGACGTACCATGATTATAGACGGAAAGCAATACACGTTGATTTCCGAATGCTCCCGGTACAGTGACGTCATTATCTTTGTCCCTATCATTAAGGCGAGAAAACTTTATAACGATGTGCCCCGGTTGGTCATCTTTGAACTCAAGACTTATTGCCTTAAACCGTTTAGTTTCCATCATTGGCCACCTTCAACAATAGTAGGGCACCATGAAAGCGTCCCATTTGGATGCTCGCTTGCCGTCTCCATCTCCGCTTCGTCAAAGCTGTACGTCTGCCCGTTTCGTTCCATGCAATCCTCATCGTGATAACCGATCTGGTCGTCAAAGGCAAGCATGGCGTTGAACGTTCCCGAACCCTTGGCAATCTCCATGCTCGATACATTCTGCGCGTACTTCGTTTCGGTTCGGCTTATCACTTCGGCGCGGTATTGTCTAGCCGCCCTGTCGCCTGCGCCAGCCGCTTTCTCTGCGCTCCAACCGCGTTCTATTGCCCGGTCATACGCTTCTTTGTAGACTCCCGGATACATCGAAGCGCCCTCTACGTTTGACCGAATAAGCCGCGCAACTTCACGAGGGCCGAGCCCTTCTGATCGCGCTTGTGCGAGCGCATGATATACCGCGTCTTGCGTTTGTTTCGCAACGCCCACGAGATTGAAGTGCCGCCCGCCTTTGGATAGTATCTCCCTTTGCATGGGATCTGTCAAATCAAGGTTGATTCCAAATATGGCATTTACGTTGTTGAGTGTTGCCTTAGCAACCGAAAGATATTGACCTTGCCAGTTCAGCACGTCGGGCAATGCGCCATTAGCCTCGGCTATCGCAATGACAGACTGAGCGGATACCACGAAGTCCATGACCTCCTGTGCGGTCAAGTCTTCTATGGCCTTGCGCTCGCCATCAACCTTGCCACGTAATTGGTTTGACGACATATACAGTTCATACGCATCAACCACGCGTGAGGCTAAGGATTCGAAGCCGTCAACAAGGTCATTCGAGTAGGCTACGCGAAGACGATCGTATACGCGTAGTTGCGCTAGATTGAAAGCGCGCTC